GTAGCCGTATAGCCTCCAAGTTCGATTCGTGGAACCAGAGGCCGGGGTATGTCGATATTCAGTCGCTGGACGTGCCCGGCACGCAATCCGTTTTTCGGCTGTACATCGCCGTCGGTGATGCCCAGTGGCCCGCCTTCACCCCCCCCATCCAGCGCGGCACCAGAGTCATGCTGGAAACCTACCCAGACTCCACCAATCCGCTCAAAAGGCCGTGGACGGTAAGCGAGATGGAATCGGCCGAAGACTACACCGTCAACGTGCTCGGCTACAATGTCGCATTCGGTCCAGTCATCGGAACCGCGACCGACTCGCGTCGCCCCACCCGCGTCTACTTCGGCGGCGACGCGCGGCACACCGATGCGGCATGTTCGGAATTCTCGCTGCCATCTGATATGATGTGTGAAGCGGGCTGAGCCTCTGGGGACGCTCCCGGCCTCATACGCTGGGGAAGGCAGCTTCGATCCCTGCGCCCGCCACAACAGGAGGAACCATGCCGACCACCCCGCCGCCCCACGGAACAAGACGCCGCTACAACAGCCTGTGCTGCCGCTGCGACGCCTGCCGCCGGGCCAACCGTGACTACATGAACGCGCGTCGCGCCAAGCTCAGGGACACTTCGCCGCCTCGGACTGTTCCCGACCCACCCAAGAAGACGCCCAAGAAGGAAGCAGTCAGCGCCGCAGCAGAGAGGCAGCCGCTCCCTTGGGAGCGCCGAGCGCGCCGCCGCCAACGCCAACAAGAAGCACAACGACGCGTCGCCGCCAAACACCAACCATCCATCCCGGAGGAACCATGCAAGACTGGGCACTTGACAGTCCCGCGGTAGCCGACTTCCTCGGCCACTACGGCAACCCCAAGACACGCCACAACCTCACACAAGCCTTGAGTCGGTGGCTCAACTGGTGCAACGACATGAGAGTGTGCCCCGTCGAGCCCGAACTCGACGAAGCGTCCCTCTACCTCGACATCCTCGGGGAAGACCTCGCAGCGTCCACCGTGGCCGCCCACATGTCGAGACTGCGTACATGGCACGACTGGCTGATGGCGTCCGGCTACGAAGCCCGCAACCCGTGGCGGGTGCTGCGGCGACGTGTTGTGCCCGGTGACGCTCCCCAGGAACGCCGCTACCTCACCCCGAGCGAACGGGAACGCTTCAACCGTGCAGCGCGAGAACTCCACGGCCGCAACGGAAACGTCGCCTATCTGCTGCTGCCGCCGCTGCTGCGTCTCGGGCTGCGTGCCGGTGAGATCAGAAACCTCCGGTGGGGAGACATACAGCCGTCGGCCAACAGCGAAGGCCACTGGACCCTCGCCATCCGCGGCAAAGCACGAGCCCGACGCATCCCGCTGCACGCCTTCATCGCTCAGCCGCTGCTCATGCACTGCCCCGACAACGCCGACGACATGCCGATCATCGCGTGCCGCAACGGATCGCCAGCATCCCCGTCGTACATCAGTCGCCTCACCGTCCGCATCGCTGAAGTCGCCGGACTGAAGGTTCCGCATCGCGTCACCCCGCACTGCTTCCGCCGGTCGATAGCCCAGTCGCTCATCGAAAAGGGCGCACACATGGGGGCCGTGCAGAATATGCTGGGACACAAGCGTGCCGTCACCACCGAGGAGAACTACGTGAAGCCGATCAAGCGCGACTTGGAGATCATGGCAGCCCAAGAAGCGCTCGCAGACTTCTGGGACGGCGACACCGACCTCGTGCTCGACGAGTTCCCCGAGCCTGACTGGGCGTCCGCATGAGCAGCGCCGACTCGATCAACCTCGCAGACGACGAACGGCGGTTGCTGCTGCTGCTGATGCGGCAGGGAACCCCCGACTGGCCTCAGTCCCTCGGCAAAGGCGGAATAGCAGCTATCGCCAAGTATCTCGACATCTCCCAGAAGCGGCTGCGGGAGATCAAGAACACGCCGCGCTTCAAGGACGCCCTGCGCCGAGCCGTGTTCGAGGAAATGGCCGACCCGCTGCGGATGCGTGCCGTCAGCAACGCCCTCCACGCTGCCGCCGCCGAAGGCAAAGCGTCCGAAGCGAAAGAATACCTCCGGCTCATCGACCAAGTTCAGCCGTTCAAGGAACTCGAAGACTTCCGAACCGAAATCTCCGAGATGACCTCCGAAGACATCGTGGGCCTCCTCAAGGGGCACTGCGAACTCCTAGGATGGACCGTCGAAATCCGCAAGAGCGCCGAAAAGGAACAAGGAGACCAAGATGAATAAAGGCAAGTACATCACCGTCGAAGGGCTCGACGGGGCAGGCAAGTCAACGCTCATCCGCCGGTGGATCAAGGGACCGTTCACCGACCCAGCACTCGTCACGATAGTGCCCAGCTTCGCCGGAACCCCAGAATGCATACGTGCGCGAGAGGTGGCTGACGGCGAGCATGGCGCGGTCTCGGACGACGAGCGTCTCGACGCGTACGCGAAAGCAGCAATCTCGGTGTCCCAGCGGATCGTGAAGCCAGCGCTCGACGCCGGAATAACCGTCGTTCGCGACCGGGGCATTCATTCAGCGTTCGCGTACTGGGTCGGCGGATACCGCAAGAAATGGGAGCAGGTCCGCGAATCGTTTCTGGTCCCCGAGCTTCTGTTAGGGGTTCCTTACCCCGACTTGGTGATCAACGTTGAAGTGGGGATCGGGACCTCATGCTCCCGGCAGCACAATCGGCCCGACCACTACACGAAGTCATTCGTCCGCCGCGTGTGGACAGCATATCGGGCAATGTTCGATCCGGACGGTCGGTGGGCGAACGTCCCTTGCTGGCTGCCGAAAATCCCCGTGACGACAGTCTCCAACGATTCTGGCAGCGTACAGGCAGCCGAACAGGCATTCAACACCGCTGTCTACAACTGCCGCTTCCGTCAGTAGGGCACTCTCATGGTGTGTTCAAGGCCATGCAAGACTTGGAGTGGCGACGCATCAAGCGGTCGTTCCGGTACTTCGCGGTCACCTACTGGAACATCCCCAAACCGGACCTTGACACAGAAGACTCCGAAGGTGTAGGCGACTTCGAACTGTACGAATACCAGCACGAACTCGTTGACATGTTCCTCAACGACCGGCGCGTGTTCGTGCTCAAAGCGCGCCAGTTGGGTTTCACGACACTCGCCACTGCGTACGCGTTCTGGCTGTGTGCCACCCGTGCTGCGACGCTCGCGATCTTCGTCTCGAAGACCGGCGACGACGCCAAGGAGGTGATCCACCGCGCTCGCACGTTCGGAGTCGCGAACATGCCTGACTGGCTCGTCGAACGCTCAGGCGTCAACGACCGGGCCACGAGCCGCATCACCTTCGACAACGGCAGCCGATTCGAGTCGGGAGCAGCGTCCGCCCAGCCTGCGCGCGGCAAGACCGCGCGACTCGTGATCCTCGACGAATGGGCATTCGCGCGCGATCCCGAAGATGCATGGGCGTCAGCGATGCCTGCCGCCGAGCATGGGCAGGTGATCGCCGGATCGACCGCATACGGCGCTGGCACATTCTTTCACAAGCAATGGCTCGAAGCCGAAGCAGGTCTCAACGAGTTCAGGGCGATGTTCCTGCCGTGGCATTCTCGACCGCGCCCAGACGACTTTCTCGAAAAGCAGGCACGCTCGATGCGTGACCCGATCCGCCTGGCCCGCGAATATCCAGACACCGCCGAAGACGCATTCCGGCTGTCCGCCATCGCAGTGTTCAACGCGCAGAAACTTGCAGGGCATGTCGTGTCCGAACCGGACCGCGGCATCGTGGAGATGGCGGAGACGGCCCCTCAGTGGAGGCCGTTCGTTCCGTCAGTGCAGCCCGACGACCGGCTGAGAGTGTGGGAATATCCGCAGGCCGGGTCATGGTATTTCATCGGCATGGACGTGGCTGGCTCCCAGCACGCTGGCGACTACACTTCCATTCACGTCGTCAGCGAGTCAGGGTTCGTCGCTGCTCACTGGCACGGCTGGATCGGCGCGTTCGATGGCGCGGCAGTCGTCGCCACCCTCGGTCTCTGGTACAACCGGGCGCTCCTGATCGTCGAAGCGCAAGGCGGATGGGGCGACGCCACCTTGGAATCTCTCATGCGAGACGACTACCCGAACGTCTACCACGAGGTGCGCCAGTTGCAGGGCCGCGCCGAGCAGACCACCAAAGCAGGCTTCTCTGTAACTCCGCGCGCGAAGAAACTGCTGGTCGAGAACTTCGCTCTCGCACTCGCTGAAGACGCCATCAGAATCCCCTGCGAGGACACCATCAACGAGGCGACGATCTACCAGATACTCAACCCCGACACTGGCAGCATGGGCGCGCCTCCCGGATCGCACGACGACCGGATCACATCCCTCATGCTCGCTGTGTGGGGACTCAAGCAGGTGGGCGACCTCGGCTCCATGTCGAGCCCCACCTACGAGGTCGCCAAAATGGCTCCCGGATGGTCAACTCTGGACACTTGGATCGAACGCGAGAAGCAGCGCGCCGCCTTGAATCAGGCTGGGGGGCGTCCGGCCCGCGGCACATTCGTGTCGAACATGACACCCTCTACTATGTGGCCCGATACGACTACCGATGTACGCCGTGCGATGAGGTCTGGGAGGTCGAACAGCCCCTCGGCAGCGAAGCAACTGCCGGGTGCCCGACCTGCGGTGCGCCTGCCACGCGCTTGATCTCGTCTCCCAACCTGACGTTCGAACGCACCCGCGCGGGCTTTCACGAGTTCAACGGACGCGAACTCGACGACCTCAATCGACAGCTTGCTGGGCCGGGCACAATCGAGATGAGCCGCCGTGAACACGAATCGGCGGTGGATGAGCAGCAGCGCAGCGAACGCAGAGACCGGGAACGGAAGCGTGATCAGATGAAGCGCGACATTCGGCGCGGCATTCAGCGCGATGTGCGCTCGGGCCGCATCAGCAGCCTCTCCACGACGGAACCCGACAGCGAAAGCCGCCGTTTCGTGATCCAAGGGACCGGCCGACATGGCTAGAACGCCGCTGCGGTCGATGGCCCCGCGGGGCGGCCGGGAGGCCACGAAGGAGGCACGCACCGGAGTCGTGAAGGCGTCTCCGTCGGTGCTCACCGAGATGGTGCAGTCGTCTGCGCGGTGGCGTCAGCCGCAGGAGTCGGTGTGGCAAGCCTGCTGGGACTGGTATCGCGGCAACACGGCCGACTGGGGATGGTTCTTCTTGCAGGACCCGACCCAGCGGGGCCGCGCCCAGAACGTGCAAGTGAACCGCATCAAGGAGATCGCTGACACCATCATCGCGCGCACCACCACCCGCGATCCGAAGCTCACTCTCGTGCCTCGCAGTGCCCGAGCCGCCCGCAACGCCGATGTGGCCGAGTCGGTTGTCAACTACATGTGGCGCTCCCGAGAGATGGGGCATCCCTTCAAGTACGCGCAAGCGAACAACGTCATCATCGGCCACGGCTGGCTGAAGGTGCTGTGGCATTCCCGCATCGAGACGCAAACCCCTGACCGCGAGGAACGTGAGACGGCGTATCGGGCTGCGCTCCTTGAGCGCGATCAGTTCGCTGAACGCAACCCGACTCAAGCCGAGCAACTGCCCAGCGACAGAGACGTGCGCGCCAACGTTGACGCCGAGTTCGACTCGATGCCGCCGCGACTGATCTCGCATGAGGAATATCCGCTGACACGCAGCATCAGTCCGTGGGACATGTACGTAGACCAGAACGCGCAGACCTTCGAAGAAGCCGACTGGGTAGCCGAACGCGTGTGGATGCACAAGGACGAGGTGCTCGCCAACGACGGCTACAGCCGAGCCGCCCGCAAGGAAGTGCGTGACGGTCTCGGCAACGTGACGGACAAGACCACCGAGTCGGCTATCGACGTGGCCAACCGTGACCGGCGAGGCGAAAGCTGGCGCGAAGAATCCGGCGGCGGACATGCAGCGCCGCACACGCATCTCGTCGAAGTGGTCGAGTTCCATGACCTGCGTCGCGGCACTTGGTGCCAGTTCGTGCCTGACGCCGAGAACTTCCTGCTGCCCCCCACTGACTCGCCGTACAAGCACACCCCGCTGAAGTCGCCGTACGAGATGCTCACCAACTACCAGACGCCCGACTTCTATCCGCTGGGCGACGTGGAACTGCTGATTCCGTTGAACTGGGAAGAAAACGAGACGCGCACACTGCTGATGGCGCACCGTCGCCAACTGGCGACGAAGGTGGTGATGCGGTCGCAGGATATGACGGCTGAGGTGCAGCAGCAGATGCAGGCCGCAGCGCCGGGCACCATTGTCACAGTGGAGGGCACCAACAGGCCGTTGCAGGACATCGTTCATGCGCTGCCCCCATCGGTCGCCAACCCGCAACTGTTCGATCTCGCCAACCGTTCCTACGCGGACATCAAGGCACTCTCGGGAGTGTCCGACATGCAGTTGGGCGTAGGGGATGCGTCGCGCAGGTCAGCGACGGAGGCCGCGGGGCTGCTCGAAGCCGGAACGACTCGGATGCAGTTGCACGTCGAGCGTTCTCAGAAGATCGCGGCACGCATCGGCGCTCGTGTACTGCTGTTGTGCCAGTTGTATCTCACGCAGGAGATGGTGGTGAGGATCGTGGGCGACGACGGCGTGTCCCAGTGGCACGTCGCGGACCGTCAGCAGATTCTCGGCCAGTACGACTACGAGGTTCAGCACGGCTCGATGATGCCGAAGAACGACGCAACGAAGCGGCAGGACACGCTGGCGCTGTTGCAGTCGCTGGGGATGCTGTCGAACCTTGCGAACGGGCCGTTCCACATCGCGGCGCTCGCTCAGTTGGTGCTGCGACAGTTCGGCGTCGAGAACGCCGACGATTACGTGATCAGCCCGCAGGATCAGCAGGCTGTGCAGGCTCAGCAGCAGGCAGCCGGGCAGGCCGCATTCGGCGGCGGCGTAGGGGGCGGCATCAGCCGTCCGACGCCTTCTTCGCCGGGAGCCTGACCTTCGCTCTCAGTCTCCGGGCCGCTGACGGGACGGCGACGTTGACCAGAACAGGCACATCGCATGATAGGTGAGCCTGCTCGTCAGCGTGTCATTGAGGTGGGCCACTCTAGTGCCAACGTCAGACACCCGAAAGGACCCGACCACAATGGCGCTCCCCGACGAAGCGCGGGAACGGCTCATCGCACTGGCCTCCGGCCAACCCGACCCAGCAGCCGAAACCCCCAGCGAAGCCGACCAGCCCGCCGAAGGCGACTCCGAAACCGCGGACACTCCGCCCGAAGCATCCACAGCACCCGAGCCTCGCATCCTCGACACCACCGAGCACGCAGACCACATCGTGACGGTGACCATCGACGGCGAAGAAGTCTCAGTGCCGTTGCAGGAAGCCCTGAAGGGCTACCAGCGACAGTCCGACTACACCCGCAAGACGCAACTGCTGGCCGACGAACGTCAGCAGGCAAGCGCCGCGCGGGAGAAAGCGGCTCTCTACGACCGCCTGTATTCCGACATGCAGGCCGACCCGCGCGGCACCATTCACCGGCTCGCGCGCGCGTCGAACGTGGACCTCACGCCGTCCACGACGGCGGCTGCTGCTGACCCGTCGGACCCCTACGCGCAGCATGACCCGGCCCCCGCGTCCGCACCGGTCGCATCGGAGGCACCCGATCCGATGGCGCAGCGGATAGCCGCGCTGGAGCAGGCCCTCACCACAATGTCCGGCTACGTGCAGACGCAGGCAGCGACCGGCGAACTGGACCGGATGCGCGCCGCAGGATATTCGATCCCCCCCGACCTGACACCCGAGGAAGTATTCGCGCATCAGCGTCGCACCGGAGCGAACAGCTTCGAATCGGCAGTGCGCGACCTCACCTACGACGGGCTGCGGGAGACAGCCGCCGCCGACGCGACCCAGCAGGCAGTGCTCGCCGCCGCCCAGTCCCAGCAGAACATGGCTGACGGCACCGCGCTGAACTCGACCCCGGCCGCAACCCCGGCCGCGCCAACAGAAGTGTCACCGGATGCGTTCCGCAAGGGAGGCAGACTCGACCGAGAGAAGTTCAACAAGGCAGTGCTGGGGATGTGGGCCGCCGCCGATCAGTAGGACACTCTACGATCATGGCGACCAACGCTGAACTCATCGCATCCGCCACCGACACTTGGGTGTACGGCTACTTCGAGAACAACATCATCAACAACAGCCGCCTGCTCGGCTGGCTGGACTCGAACGCTGCCGTCACCGAACAGGGCGGCAACTCCATCAAGACTCCCGTCGCGTTCGCGGAGTCCGCCACCGACGACGACTACGTGTCCGGCACCACGAGCGGCACTTGGACGCAGCCTCAGCAGTTCACTACCGCCGACTGGGCATGGGCCGAGGCGAACACTCCGATCTTGTGGGACAAGCGCGAACTGGATGTCGTGAACGGCCCTGTCGAGAAGGTCGATTTGATCTCTCAGCGGTTCGTGTACGCCGAGGACTCCATGAAGGCGACCCTCGAACGGCTCCTGCTCGGCAACGGCGGCACGAACAAGATGAACGGCATCCAGTTGATCGTCAAGGACACCACCACCGACCTCGGCGGCATCGACGTGTCCGCCAACTCGTGGTGGAAGCCGCAGGTCGGAACCGCGCTCACGACCACGGTCCCGACCTACAAGGACCTGCACTCCTCGATCCTGACCATGACCTTCGGCGGTCTGACCGGCAGTTCCATCGGCCTCACGCGTCACCGGCTGTTCGTCGAGATCGTCGCGTTGGCGCAAGCGAATCAGCGTTTCCCGCAGGACGGCCAAGACGCCGGACTCGGTTTCGAGACCGTCTCGGTCGCCGGAGTGCCCGTCACCTACCCCGACGAGACCTACGCCAACGCTGCGTCGCTCTCCGACAAGGATGTCTACTGGCTGAACTCGATGTACCTCCAGTTCGTGAAGCATTCGAGTTCGTGGATGACGCGAGCCGAAGTGATCCGCAGGCCATCGACATGGGTGTACGAGACGGCCATCAACTGTCTCGGCAACCTCGTGTCGTCCGGCCGACGCTACCAAGGCGTCTTGTCCACGAAGTAGGATCGTGAGGTACCGATGCGTACCCTCGCTGACCTCAGACAGTACGTAGCCGACCATCTCCACCTCGACGACCTGCCCGCGAGGATGGTCGATACGTGGATCAGGCACGGCTACCGGCAAATCCAGAACGCCACCGCGTGGCCGTGGCATCGCCGCGATCAGGTAATGACCGTAGCAGCCACCGGCGACGTGCTCAAGCAGACCGAACTGTTCGACACGCGCAGAGTGATCTCCGTAGCCGACCCGCAAGCCGGAGTTCTGACCGAACTGCCATTCCAGCAAGCCCTCCGCGAGTTCTACGCAGGCAGGCAGCAGACCGGCACACCGGCGTTCTACACGGTCGTGTCCGACGCCGACAGCCTCGAACGGCCTGCCGTGAAGCTGCGTCTGTGGCCCCCGCAAAGCGAGGACCGCGCCAACGTGCTCGTGTCGTCTCTCGCTGCCGTGCGAGACTGGCCCACACCGACAAGCCGAGACGACGAACAGCCGCCGCTGCCCGAACCATTCCACGAACTCCTCGAACTGTGGTGCCTCAACGAGGCATACCTGCGTGAAGGCAACAGAGAAGCAGCCACACCGCACTACACGACGTTCGGCCGCCAACTCGAAGCTCTGAAGGGCCAGTTCGTGTCCGTCGGCGCTGGCAACGTGCGCCTCAATCAGGGGCTCCACGAAGCCCTGCAAGACTCTCTCACGGGTTACTGATGGCATCTCCGAACGACACCCTGATCGAAGTTCGAGACTTCAAGGGCCTCAACCTATTCGCGTCCGACGCCAACGTGAATCTGTCCGAAACACGAACAGCCATCGACGTGCTGTTTGAATCGGACGGCAGCATCACGATGCGCGCTCCGTTTCGCACATGCGTGAAACAAGAGCCGACGAAACTGTCGGCTGTCGGAGAGCCCTATGGGCTGTGGGCGCTCCCGGTCACGCTGGGGCCACTACCGGCCCCCAACAAAGGAAGCCCATCCAGCACGGCCCACGTCGCGGTCGTTGTGGGGGGCTCAAAAGGAGTGTGGATAGGAGTCGTCAACGCGAACACTGTAGACGAAAGCGGTTTCAACTTTCTGTGGGAAGCAACGGCACCAATCGCAGCATCAGGCCCCACAGCCCTCTCCTGCATTGCGGCGGTAGGAAATCTCTACTACACAGCCGGAGGTGTCACGACACGCATCTATTTCTCGGCTGCCGGGATCAGCACGCTGAGACTTCCTGACCCCGCTTCAAACCCGCGCCGCCGATATCGGGTTATCCCGTTCGTTTCCCCTGACAGCGAAGAACGCTCGCGGGCCTACGCCACAACCTCACAGTCGTGGTCAACGAACTATCCGAACCCTTTCGGGGATGTCCAGTACACTATCGCGGACGCCCAATACTGGAGCGACAGCGACACTCTCGGTCGATTCCCTACCGCCGAAGTTGCCTACAGCATCGACCTCGGCTCAGCGGAGTACGTCTATGCGGCATCAGGATCGGTGCTCCGCTGGGCGCACCCTTCCCAATGGCTCGACTCACAATACTGGGGGTACGCGGCCCCCACCACAGCCTCCGACGTAAAGAATGGGGGCACGCCCCGACGCACCCCAACGGGAGACCCCGGCCCGGACTGGCCTGCTGGCAGTTCAAATAACACCGGGGTAGGCGATGCCCAGATCAGACTGTTCGGACCGGAAGACTGGCACCGCGACGACTACACGATAATTTCGCAGTCAGATGGAGATTCCATCTCAGCGCTGGCACACTATTACGACTCGCTCGTAGTGTTCAAGGACCGTGGGGTGTGGTTGCTCAGGGGAAACCTGCCCAACAGTCTATACGTCAACCCAGTATCGGATTCCGTAGGCACTCCCTCACAGAAAGCCGTGGCTGTCACCCCCCACGGAATCTTCTTCTATTCCCACCCCGACGGCCTTTACTATTGGGACTCCAGCACAATCCATCGGCTGTCCGACAAGCTCGGAACAGCCGGACATCTCGTTTCTGGGCTCCAGCCCGAGCGCGTGTCCCTTACATACATCGACGAATTGCTGGTCATGGTCCTCCCCGGCCCATCCACCCAGCGCACCTTCGTCTACGACATCAGGCTTGGGACGTGGAGTGAATGGACAACACCTGCTACCCAAGTGACGGTGTTTCCGGCCATCGGACAGCACACCCGGCTGCTGGGACTCACGCCGCCCGCCAGCGGCGGGGACGCCCACAGCTTCGTCTTCTACCGACCCGACATCTCTAGCTCGGCCGAAGACGCCACGGGAGGGACTACCGCGTTGCCCGACCTGACGAAGGAGTACGCCGCGGATGTGAGGATCGGTCCGTTCACCAATCGGAACGCACCTGACATGCAGTGTCTGTGGCAGCGCCAACGCTACGAAGTGGCCAACACCAGCGCGCTTCCCGTGACCCTGACGGCACTGCACGAATACGCGGACGGCTACAAGGGTCACGCCATCGACACAGTGGAAATGGTGGCAGACCGGCTTGGTGTGCAATCCTTGGTGACGCCCCGAGGCCGCCGAAGCCGGTCGTTCTTTTGCACCGTACAGTGGAAAGATCGCGCGCTGCGTTTGACGGCGGTGGTAGCATCATTCTGGCAAGGCAAGCGAGACTGACACCCGGCCACTCTAGAGACATGGCCCTACAGTCTGCCGACGGAATGTTTGAAGGCAACCCTGCCGCCACACCGCTCGACACAGAGTGGGCGATGAACCCCTATCTGTCCAACCAGTGGCAGACTCAGCGCAACCTGCTGAACAGCGGCTACGACCAGCAGCAGGTGCGCGCCAACGAAATGTACGACCGGTTCCGGGCCGATCTCGACCAGCGCAACCAGTTCGCAGCCGCCGCCGCCGCCTATCAGCCTTACGGCTCCTACGGTCTCGGAGGGGCCGCAGCCAGCGGCTCGAACGCTGGACGCGCAGGGCTGTACGGGCTGTCGTCGCGTTTCGGGGGGCAGCGCATCGCGACCGACGCGGCACGTCAGTTCACTGACCTCGGAGTGGCCCTCAGCGGCATCGCCACGGACCGTCTCAACCAGTTGAACGCGCTCGGTGCCGATGTCGGCTATCAGGACTACACCGACCGAGTGAACTACCTGCTTCACCCGCAGGCATCCACGCGCTTCGTAGTGGGGGTCTGATGCCTGACAAGGTGGCGGTCTCCACCGCGACGGCCCCCACAGCGGCCCACACAGCCGCCGCGGCGGCCTCCACGCCTTCGGGCGGTCTCACGCCAGCGGAGACATCGTGGCTGCGAGCCAACGGGTTCACGCGCCGTTCCGACGGCACTTGGAGCAACGACCAGACGGGGGCCGTGTGGACTGTCGCGGAGGCGCGCGCCAACATCGGCAGAATCCACGCGGGTCTTCCTCCCGCAGGGGCCGTGCCGCAGGGGCCGGAGTCGCTGACGGGACCGCCCACAGCGTTGAGCCGCAACGCTCAGGAAGCCGCCGCCATTCTCGGCATCCAACGCTCCGGCGACAGTTGGCGTGTCACCCGAGACCTTCCCTATCTCAACATGATCGCCGGTCAAAACATCCCCGACGACGTGCTGGCCCGCGCGTTCGAACTCGATCCGACGCTGAACCAGTGGGCCGCTACCCCGACCCTCGGAGAAGGAGCCGTGTTCGGGCTGCCGAACATTGCTGGGCTGCCGGGGCATCTCACCGGCACGCCCGGCAGCGCCGAGACCGGCGACCCCGGCGGCGCACGCTGGATGCGCCACCAAGTGCTGGGCCTCCCCGGCCCGGCAGGTCCCGTCGCAGGGTTCACCTACGACGCGCTCACCGACCCGCTCGGCACGCTGCTCGGCGCAGGCGTCGCGAAGGTCGGCGGCCGGGCGCTGCGCTGGCTGGGCGGCAAGCGGCTGTTCCGGCCCTTGGGCTGGGGCATCGACGCGTGGGACTACGCGATGGAAACCGTCGATGGGCTGCTGTCCGAGGCAGCACGCCGCGGCGGAGAGTCGCTCGGACTGCTCCGCAACCGACTGAAGGCGGCACTGCGTTCCAACGGCGAAACGGTCTCGGACGCACAAGCCGACGAACTGCTTGCCAGCATGGCAGCCATGAGAGGCGACACAGCCGAGGAAATCCTCGATGGCGTCATCGTGGACGCACCCGAATCGTTCCGAGGCACACTGACACGCAGCCGCGATGACTGGATCGAGGGCGAAGTAGTCCTCGACGAACTCCCCGCCGCGCGTCCACCGTGGACCCCGGACCCGGCTGCCTCTCGGGTGCTCAACCCGGCCGCACAGCGGTCTCTCGGCCGCGGGACGCCTGCACTGCCGCCCCCCACGAACAACCGTCCGGCAGTGTCGAGCGGTCCGATGTTCGGGCCACCGTTGGCGATGGACTCCGGCGGTCCGCGAGCATTCCAAGACCAACTCGGTCTCGACTGGACCAACCTGCTTCGCAGCGACCCTTGGTATCCGGGCGGCGTCAACTCGGTAGGACTCCCCGACCGGGCAGGTTTCCTGATGCCTTCCCCATACCGAGACCTCATGGCAGGCGGCAACCCCCGCTGGACCGGAGCCGACGCGTTCGACCCCGAAAGCCTGCTGCCGGTTCCACGCGGCAGCACGCCGCTGCGTCTCTATGGCACTGACCTTGAACGTTCTCGGCTGGGGCTGCCCGCCGCGGCCCGAGGCGCGGCACCCCCCACAGAAGCAGGCGGCCCGCTCGCCAGATACATGGCCGAACGGGAGCCGCTCGAACAGGCCGCAGGGGGGGCGCTGGAGAGGTTCACTGGCGGCGCTGCCGGACGGGCCGCTACCCGAGGGGCCGCTGCCGGTCGGGCCGCTACCGGCGCGACGCCTGCGCGCATCAGCCGCACCGCCATCGGCCGAGGGCTGCTGCCCAGCGGACCGCTCGGACCGCCCGACGCTCCCCTCTACCGAGACACATCCCTGTTCGAATGGCCCACCGACAACGCAGCCGCCGCAACAGGAGACGCCTCAACGCTGGGCGGCGCACGCGACCAGACCAACTGGGGAGCGCTCCGTCAAGGCATCATCGACGATTACGACGCGCGCCTCGCCGGACTCGACCGGCGACACGGCAACATCATCGGAGGCAACAGTCCGCTCCTCGACCAGATTGCGGCCGACCGGGCCGCGTACCTCGCCAGCACCGAAGAACTGCGCGACCGATTCGGCGGTGACGCCTACTACAACCGGATGGAAGCCGCCTCGTCGCCGTACGCCGTCACCAACACAGACCTGCTGCGAACCGTCACCGCCAACGAGGACAAGCGCCTCGCGCTCGGCACCGACCTGCGACGAGGTGAACTGGAAGCCTCCCGCGCGGCGGAACTTCGCAGACTCGGACAGCGGCAGGCCGACGTTGCGTCGTCCATGGCGATGGCTGAGCAGCAGCGTGAGGCCGAGTTTCAAGACTGGAAGCGTCGCCTCGACTACGAACGCAGCTTAGACCCGGCCGCACTGAACAGTGCAGTCCTGCGGAGCGGCCCGGCGCTCGCGGCACACACCCTAGGCGAGTACCCCGAAGCTGCCGCCGCCTTCGAAGGGCTGCTGTCGGGGCCGTACGGCAGCTACGTGGGCGCGATGGAACGCGGCATAGACGATCCGGGGCTCGCCGAACGGCTGCGGGAGAACGTCGTGAGGTCAGTGCTGGATCAGCAGTTGCCACCCGCGACGGGCGACGCAGCGCTGGCCGCTATCCAGAAGATCGAAGGACAGTTGTCGGCTCAGCGAGGCCGATAAACCGCCATCAGGCAAACCGTTCCGGGTGATCAACCTCGACCTCGGCCTGAGCAAGACGGCGCATCTCCGCAACCTCCGACCAGTCATCCGTATGCCACCAGTCATACCCCTCATATCGCAACGCGCACCCGACCGTGTTCTCAGCGGGACGCCGTTTCATCCTCCGCATGATTTCCTCCTGAAGTTGGAGCGGGCCGCCCCCGCACTACGGACCCACAGAGCGGCGAACAAGGTAGGATAACCCCGCGGGGCGCTCACCAGCCACCCTACCACAGACTGACGCTAAGATGCACCCATGTCGCTGACCGAGGTCGCAACCACCGGCAACCGGCTCAACCCCCTCGAATGGGGAGCCACCCGCAGCCTCCTCAACTTCGCACCCGTCCGCTGGGCACTCACCGCCCTCAGCGCCCCCCACGCCGCCATCAGCGGAACACTCGGAGAAATCATCGACGCCAACCAAGGCGAAGGATTCAGCCCCCGCGACATCTGGGCAGGCATCCGCGGAGAAACCGACCCCGGATTCGGCACCGCCGTCGTTCAGAACCTCCTCGGCACCGAAGAAGGCCGCTACGACTGGGGAGACCCCCAACGGTGGCTGATGCTCGGCGCAGGCTTCGCCGGAGACGTAGCACTCGACCCGATCTCATGGGTCGGCGGCCCCGGCGCAGGCGTCGCAGCACGCGGCGGCAGCCGAGGCTTGGCGCGCAGCATCGCAGGCTCCGACGAAACGCTCGTGCGAGCCGTTCTCGACGTGGCGGACCGCAGCGGAGAGAACACCGCCGCGCTGCGCGCACGCCTAGACACGATCATCGAACGGTGGCAAACAGGCATCGCCGGATACACGCACGAGATGCGCGGGACCGGCAGCAGTTCGGCAGCCGAAGCCGCCTTCGAAGCCGAACGCCGATACAGCGCCGAAATGGACACACTCATCGACGAACTCCCCACCGAAGCCACCAACCGCGTGATCCAAGGAATCCGCATCCTCCTCGACCCTGAGCGTGTCGCCGCCGACCTAGACACCACTGTCGCAGAAATATTCGGCCTGACTCCACACCTCAGAATCCGGCCCGCGTTCCTTCCCACGCGTCGCGGCGTCCACGGCGGCGTGAGCATCGTGCCCCAAGAAGAATGGGCCAAGATCATGCGACCATTCGGGGGCGCACGAGCAGCCGTCCGCAACAGTTGGATCGGCCGACGCATCTCAAGCAACTTCGGGGCACCTCAATACGCGCAGCTTGCAGACCTAGCGCTCGACGCCGCCGAACTGACCCCCCGCCAGATGCTGCGCTACACCCAGTTCGAGCAAAAACTGAGAGAATCGCGCAATCTGGTCACCCAACTGCAAACCGACTGGCGACGCGACTGGCAGGCCGCCATCGCGGGCATCCCCGACACCGAAGCCGCCCACGAAGCCGTCTGGCGCGCCATCCAGACCCTCAACCC